GATCTTTCATCTACATTTGGTGATATAGTAAAACAAAAACAAGAAAAATATAGAGCAGATAGAGAAGCACAAATCAAATTAGACATTTTAACTAGAGGTGTTAGTCCAGAACTAGAAGCACAGTTTAGAGGTGAGCGAGATCAGTTATTTGAAGACGATCTAGCTACTCAAGAATTTGCTTCTAAGTACGAAGCTGAAACCGGTGACTCTATCACCGCTCAAGAATTTCGTAACATGGCTGGTTGGGAAAAGTATATGGTTGCAGAACAATATGCTTTACAAAAAGCAAAAGACTACGACCAGTATGTTTATGATGCTTATGAAACAACTAAGATAGATGTTGTTAGAGATGGTCAACAAGTTTCTGTTGGACATTTAGATGACTTATCTCCTGCTGAACAAGCAGCTCTAGATACAAAGATTAAGTTTGAGTATGCAAAACAATTTGCAGGATTAAATGAAGCTCTTGTAGCTACTGTTGTTAAACCAGAAATAGATAAGTTTGATGAACTTAGAAGAAAAAAACAACAAGCTATAAGAGAAGCTGCTTATCAAATTAAAGCTAAAGAATCTGATGACAAAATGATAGAAATAGGTTTTGTCACAGCTAATCCTGAAGATGGACACCAGTTAGCTCACGACTGGGCAGCAAGATATGCAGCTAGAAATAGAACTACTATACAGGCTGGAAGAATAGCATTTAAAGAAAGTCTTATAGAACAAGTAGAACAAAACAAAATTACATACCCACAAGCTATGTCTATAGTTAATCACGAAATAGAAGCTCGTGATGGATCTATGAAGACAATGATGTCTTGGAAAGAGTGGGATAATTTAGGTGAAGAGTTAGCAGAGGCGTCCGTTAAAGGGTCTGCTGCTAGAGACACACAAAAAGATAATGATATAAATGCTGATCTAGAAACTATTAAAAGTTTACAGAATCCTACTAACGATCAGAAAGCTCAACTATATTCAATATTTAAACAAAAATATGATGGTTATGTTCCTGCTAAATTACACAGTGCTTTACAAGGTCATTTAGATGATGATGTTGCAAGAGACCAACTTGATGAATCTATACGATTCCAAGGTGGTGTGTATGAGTTTGACTTAGCTAATGTTAGTACAACAGTTTATAACGAATACAAAGATAAATTAATTAGTGCTGGTTCTTCGGTTCCCGGAACTGATGAACATAAGGAAGCTAACAAATGGATTACTAGCTATACAAATGATGGCATGGAAACTGAGTTAGGTGAAACAGATGCTAAATCTCCAGAGTGGTTATCTTTACATGACAGCTTAACAGAGTTGTATTTTAGAACTTATAAAAATACTTTATATAGAGACGGACAGAAAGTAGCTACTGAAGCTCAAGCTAATCAAGCTGCAAAGCTTGCAGTACAACAAGCTGTTGGTGATGAAAAAACAAAAAGACTAATGATGAGTACAGACTTTACAGATGACGGTGATGAAACATATAACCGCATGATGCAAGTTTCTATGACTCAGGCTGGTGGAGGTAATTGGTTAAAACAGAAAATTACATCTAACCAAGTAGTAGATAAAGAGTTAGTTGCGTGGTACAAAACTCCACTAAAACAAGCAAAAGATTTACCAGCTTACTACAAAGATTTAGCAATGAGAATGGGAGTTAATCCTATTGATTTAGCTAATTCTCAAATTAGATTTCTTATTGATGAGCAAGTAACAACAGATAAAAAAGACGAAAAGTATAATGCAAATATTTTAAGACTTTTATATAAATTTCCAACTCGTGAAAAGATCACAAGAGCAAGACTTGAAGCTGAAGGAGCTGGAGATCAAAATGCAAAAACATCTATTTATAACAAAAAAGGTTTAACAATAACGGATGAGTAACTGCGGTTTACTTGGCGTTTGTTAGCCAATAATTACCGTGGTAACTATGGAAGATGAATTAAATTTTCAGGTAGGCATATCTGGAGATGGACTGAGTGTAACAGAAACACAACAAGCAGTTCAAAATATGCAAGAGGCAGAACAAGAACGTGCCGAATTAAGAGAGCAAAACGCTCAAATAGAAGAAGCTAAGATTGAAGGTAATAAACCTGAAGGAGCTACTCTAGGTGACTATGTTGCCGATACTGTCAAAGCACCTATTGCTGGTGTAAGAGATGGTGTTGCTAATATTATCACTGCTCCTGAAAGAGTCATTGACTTTATATCTGGCGAGATGGATGAAGAAGCTGCAACTGAAGAGGGCTACGACACTGAGTGGGATGATTTTCTTTATGGAGAAAACGACCCATTAGAAACTAAAACTTGGTGGGGTGGTTTAATTAGAACAGGTACTGAGGTTGCAACTACATTAGGTTTGACTGGAGGATTTGGAGGAGTAGGTAAAGTTGGTAAAGGATTAACCTTTATGCAAAGTCTTAAGACTGGTGCATTAACCGGAGCTAGATTTGACTTACTTGATAAAGACTCACAAGACGATAACATTTCTGGAATGTTAAAAGAGAGATTTCCTCTATTTGATACTCCACTAGCTACACAAGATTCTGACAGTCCTATAATGAAGACTGTTAAAAATGTAGTAGAAGGAATGATGATTGGAGGTGTATTTGATAGTGTTTTATATGGTGTTACTAAAGGTAAACCTAAAGAAGCTATAGAAGAAGTAATCCAATCTAGAAGAAAAAGTGTCAAGTCACAGCAACTAGAAGAAGCTGCAACACAGATGAAAGAGCCCGGATTTAGGGCAAGTAAGAATCCAAAACTAGCTAACAAATCACAAGGTGGTACTACTTCATTAGAAACAGGTCCAGCTCTTAACAAAGCTAGAAGACAAAAGAAAACACAACTAGGTTCTGAAGACGGAAGTATTGGTTCCTCACTGTCTAACACTGAGGTTACTGCACTTACTAAAGGAACTAAAGAAGCTAGAGGAGTTGTAGAAAAAGTATTACGTAGATTTAGAAGTCAAGGTTATGTAGAACAGATGAAAGAGACTGCTGCACGTCAAGGTAAAACTCTTGATGAAATGTATGCACAAGATCTTGATACCTACAAAGCTGTGTTTGAAGGTAGAAATACCTCTGACATGACTCCTGAAGAGTTTTGGAAAGAAATAAGCAAAGAAAAGTTAGTACGTAAGAGTGGTAAGAAAACACTATATTCTTATGTATCTAGTGAATATGCTGATGCTATAGATATGATTAATGCTTCTTTATTTAATGAAATAAGAGATGCAGGAGTTACAGCTAGAGAATTAGCAAATTTTTATGACATAAAAGACATCGACGGTCCTGCACAGAAAATGGTTGAAAAACTAATTGCTGGATTGCAAATGAGAAAAATGGCTAGTGCAGATATATCTCAACAACTTCGACAGTTTGGTAAGATGAGGGGTAAAACAGTTACTCCAAAACTACAAGCTGAGATGATAGACAAACAAGTACAAGAAAGTATTGATGCTTTCCGTATGGCGTTAGATATGACTGGCGATGAAGGTGATGAAATATTTAAAGCTATGTTTGAGGGTATCTCTATGGCTAAAGATATTCATACACTAGACGACTTAGATGCGTTTATGCGTGTCAAGATGAGAGGAGGTCAATGGGGTGGAGATTCTAAAAAAACTGGTGCATTTTTAAGAGAGATGGGTTCTATGTTTACTCATAGTGTTTTATCTGGACCTAAAACAGCAGTCCGAGCAATTTTAGGTACATCTACTGCAACCTTTACTAGACCTATGGCTATGGCTTTAGGTGGTGCAATGAGAGGTGACGGAGCTACAATGAGAGCTGGTTTAGCATCATTGAATGCAATGCGTGAAGCAATACCGGAATCCTTTGAATTATTTAAAAGAAGATTAAATTCTTATTGGGCTGGTGATATCTCAACAATGAAAACTAGATTTGTAGAGAGAACCAAAATGGATGACCAATGGCAAATGTATGGACATTGGGCAGAAACTAGAGGAAATAAAGTAGATAAAATTTTATATAGAACTGCTAATATGGTTAGAGGTTTAAACGATAATAGTTTTTTAACCTACTCAACTAAACTTATGGCATCTACTGATGATGCTTTTGCATTAATTATTGGTAGAGCTAAATCAAGAGAAAAGGCATTCTTAAAAGCAGCCGAAAAACTACCTGATGGTAATTTTCAAAACCTAGATGCTAAGTTTTTCAGAGAGTATGAAGATAATTTTAATAAAGAAATCTTTGATGCTAATGGTAACATTACTGACAAAGCTGCTGAATTTAGTAGAAAAGAAGCTACTCTTACTCAAGACTTAACAGGTTTTTCTGCAAAACTAGCAGATGCTTTTAACGAAGCACCATGGGCTAGACCATTTTTTCTATTTGCTAGAACTGGAGTTAACGGCTTAGCTTTGACTGCAAAACATACTCCCGGATTTAACTTCTTGGTCAAAGAATTTAATATGATAGCCAAGGCAAAACCCGGAGATAATTTACAAGACCTTGCTCAATATGGTATCCATAGTGCAACTGATCTTATGAATGCTAAAGCTATCCAGAACGGAAGATTAGCTATGGGTAGTGCAGCATTAAGTATGGCATCAATGGCATATCTTAGTGGTGGATTACATGGCAATGGTCCTACAGATAGACAACAAAGACAGGCATGGTTAGATGCTGGCTGGAAACCAAGAACAATAAAAATAGGCAA